AAACAAAAATTGAAATTTTTTTTAAGTAATATAATACCTAACAAGATGAACTGCCAAACTAACAAGATGAACTGCGAACACTGCCAAAAGAAACTATCTGAATTGTATTACACCGATTATGTAAGTACGTGCCATGTCAATGAAGTGGGTCAAAAGGTCGATACAGGAAATAAAGAATTATATTTTTGTAATTATGAATGTAGTTGTAGACGTGCTGAACATTATGCGGTAAAGCAAAAAATAATATTTATTAAACAGTCAAAAGAAACTGCTGAAAAATTTGAAGAGATGTATGAACATGGTGATACATCCATCTTGATCTTGATTCATTTCTATAAGGCAATCATAAATTTTCTTAGAGGAAAAATAAACGAAGAAACATTTCAAATTTTCGCACAGGATGCTATGGAAGTTGGAGAAGAAATTGGCGATACTGGCTATTTATCGATAGTACGTGATACGCAATACGCAATACTATTCATGAAGAAATAATAACCTATTTTGTCTCCATTAGAAGAAAATATCTATTTAGTGTATTTGTTAATCTTTTTAGGATTGATTATAAAGATAGGTGACAATCCATATGTATCTGCTTTCAATTTTTCATTTATCTCATCGTTTTTAAATAAGGGATCTTTCATAAAGGCTTGTATTTTGTCGTGTGGAATGTAGTGAATACCATTGCGTTGTGTTGTATATTTAAAGATAGATTTTGTCTCCATATATATATTGGATGTTATTTTATGGAATATCTTTAAATATTGATTTTAATAATTTTGTATTGGTTATGGTATTGTCACTCCAGTTGTTAAGAAATCGTTCAAAATCTTCTACATAAGTATCGTCCATTTGTTTATGTTCTAAAGCATAGTCAAAGAGCAGACAATACCATCCACACACATCACTATGAATGTTTTGAATGTGTCGGTTGCTATACGCAATTGGTCTAAAGTTTTTCAAATAATTCGCTACTTCAATAGGCATGTCAATTCCAAAACTATCAAAGTAGATTGCCTCGCAAACTTTCTCTTTATTTTTCTTACCTTTATAATTATCTCTATCTTCATCGCAAACGATTTTGAAACAAACAAAGTGTGTCCCTGCTTCTTGAGCATCGCTCATATTAATGTAATAAGTTCCTATTTGTTGTGGTATTGGTTCTAATTCGTCTTTTGAAAAAACACCCACAATTGGTAAGTCCATTCTTTTACACAAACGATGTAAATCAAAATTGGTTAAGCTCATATACTTTATACACATTATAATTTATAATTCATAATAAATAACTCTTTTCTGTCTTTTATACCAATACCTTCATGTCCATAACCCTTTACCAATATAGGTTTAATCACAAAATCTTTAAATATTTTTCTTATATTAGGACTATCGTTTATGGTCAATAGAAACTTCCCTTTTATCTTGTTTAATACATCAGCCATTTCTTCGTAATCTATGGTGTCGTCTTTATAAAGTGAATCGCTATTTTCATAAGGTGGGTCTAAAAAGAAGAAAGTATTTGGACTATCATATTTGTGTATGACTTTTTTGTAATCTTGTTTTAAAATGGTCGTATTTTTCATGCGGTCTACATATTTTTCGATTTCATCGATTTTTTTTTTTTGACTTGATTCCTTATATATTTTTCCTTTACCTGAACTGCCAAAAGTATTACAGGTTGTATATAATATTTGTAATAATCGTTCTTCCTTAGTAGGATTGGTTTTATTTACGAATGCTTGAATGTCTTTTACATTTGTCTCAATAGGGAAATCATTAGGTTGTTTATTTTTCATCGATTTTAATAATGTATAACCTTCTATTAACTCTTTACTTAAATCATTAATTACTGCTTTTTCTGCTGGTTCTTTACTCCAATATAATGAACCCCCTCCCACAAAGGGTTCAACATAAACGCTATGTGGGGGTGTGTTTTGTAATATTCTATTTACTATTTTTAGTTTAGACCCAGTACGACAAAAGAATTGTTTAGGCATATACTGTATATAGATATTTATTTTACATGATCCGTTCACCCGTTCCGCCATTTTGAAAACTACTACGTGGCATAAATGGATGATTTTGTGGAGAATACAATGTAGCATATGGACTAAAGGTTGGAACATCACTAGCAGGTCTTACCATAGAATTTCTGCGACCTTTCATTCCGTAACCTCGTTTGTTAATCTCATCTGCTGCTGCCTTACCAGCATATCCACCAGCCGCACCTCCAGCCGCACCACCAAATGCTCCACCTGCCATAGAACCAGCTGTCGCACCCAAAACCGTTCCAGCAATAGGTAATACAAACGCTGCTTCATCTCCCATTCGTTTTCCAAATAGAGCGGTTTTTCCCTTTTTTCCTGCTTTTTTAATATCTTTTCCAATATTTGAAAAAAATCCACTACCTTCTTTATTATTGCGAATAGATGCCATATATGCTTTTGCTTCAGGCGAACCTTTCTTAAAGCGAGATTTTGGAGGCATAACCGCTGGTCTTCGTTCATAAGGTAAAGTATGAATTCGACCCATATCTTCCTCACGCATTCCTGAACCACTTAATCCTGAACCATAACCATATAGTCCTTTTCCAGTAAGTCCTTTTCCAGTAAGTCCTTTTCCAGTAAGTCCTTTTCCAGTAAGACCTGAACCTGCTTTACCATATAATCCAGCACCTGATTTTTTCACGATTTGTTTTGCTAATGCTCTGTATCGTGGGTCTTCAATTTTATCCACAACCACATTCACACTCTTTTTCGCAATAGGCAAAATTTTACTGCCTAAAGAAAGACGTTGTCCAGTAAGTAACTCATTACCTGTATCACTAATTCCTTGATTAATCATGTCACCTAGTTCTTCATCACCAGTCGCTTGACCTATCATCATCCCTAAAGTAGTTCCAGTGGTATCGATTAGACCCTGTGCCTCATCTTGTAACACGTCTCTAATAGGTTTTGGTATTTGGGAAATTATTTTTTTTGTTGGTTTTGCTACTTTGTTTCCTACATCAACCACTCCTTTCTCAACTTTTTTCCCTAATTTTTTCAAACTACCAAATATTCCACTCGCACGTACCTCATCTTCATTCATCTGAATCCGTAATCCTTTGCCGCGTTTGAAGGCTGACATCATTTTTTTTGCGTTTTCTGGATGTAGAGAAACCACTACATCTCCATTGCCCATAGAACCATGTTTTATTTGTATGGGCATACCCCTTCGTATTTTTGACATTTGTGCGGGTGAAATGCTCAGCTGAATTTGTTCCATATAAATAACGAAAGAAAAAAAATGTTGATATAACTAAATAATCTTCTTTTTCTTTAATTCTTCAAATAAATCCATATCATGTTTTTTATACCGCATATTTTGGAATAAACTCTTAAATAAAAAAGCGTAAATTCTTGCCTTGCTCCATTGTTCTATAGATAATCGTTTAGATGATCCTTTTCGTAAATCGTCGTTTTTACTAAAATCATTTAATCTAACCGAACCTAAATTATTTGCGTAGGCTCCTTTACCTCGTTTTTCCACTTCTTTCATAATCTTTATAGGAACTCCAGTCAAATCTTTTAATTCTATTAAAGTATGTTCCGTATCTTTATCTAATCCATATTTTTCATTTAAGCGTTGTTTATAGGTTGTCATATATATTATTGAATTATAAAATATTTATTCAAATACTTATTGGACACGGGCTCCAGTTTGTATGTCCACAGTCATGCTCCTTTTAAAAACCACAAAGACCATAAGGGAAATTTGCTTAGCTGAAGCATTCTTGCCGACAATTTGGACTGAACGAGATACACCTTCTTCACTTGGTAGAGACCGACTTGAGTTACCATAGTAGTAGCGGTATAGATTTTCAAACTCAAATTTACCAATTAGGCCACTTCCTAGACCAGTAGTGAGACCACCATTGATTTGGTTGGATGACGCAAGTTGATGACTGAACGCCTGAAAGTCATACTCAGTATTTTCAAGGAAAAGATTGACACCTGAAAGTAGAATATTAAATTGCTGAAGTGGCACGGGATCTGGGGTTGCTCCAGCCGTAGAATAAGGAGATAAAAATGGATTCATACCATCATTCGCCGACGAAGATAGAAAAGGAACAACCAATACACTTTGGATATCAGAAATACCATTGGACACAAGGAAGTTGAAAGTGTCACCAGCATTGACACCGTTAAACTGATATTGAAATACATCTTCATATTCTACACGTTTGGTTGGAGCAAGAGATAAATATCTTTGTTCCGCTAAAGGATTAAATTTGTAAAGCGGAGCATATAGACGACACGAAGTCAAAGACGTTTGATGTCCATTTTGACGAGATTTTACAATGTCTACAGAAAGTTTAACTGGAATGTCGTCCTCAAGAGATCCTTTACCTCCTGATTCCGTAGCACTCGGAGCTTTTTGCGAAGTAAGCATCAAAGGAAAAGTATTGCCACTCAATACAGATGCTTGAACGGCGGGAAGATTTGCCGTAGTTGGAGTAAAAGAAACTTCTGCTTGATTGGTATTGATGAGAAACCGCATAGTAGAACCTTTAAGCAGTGGAACTTTTTCAAAATAATCGGTTAAATCTTTTAGACGAAGTTTGGCGTACACTTCCCAAACGACGGAAGTAGCACTCTTTGATACACACCGTGATTGGTAAAGCAATCCACGAGTTGCTTCCGCAATAACAGCACTCTTACCTTTACCACTGGTAAATTTATTGGTGTTTTCCATTCGTTTCCGCAATCCCTCGTTATGAGACCCTAAATCCCAGTTGGTGTTTAAAGCATGTCCTTCCGTAGGCGGAGCATATTCGTTGTTGAAGATACCACGACCACTCAAATTATCCGCCGTAGAATAACCCCATGAAGACGGAGTATCAAGAGCATAACCCAATTCATTTCCGTGATTGATGACATCGCTTTCGCTAAAGGAAGTGTGTGCTTTGAAACTTCTAAATACATTCAAAAACGGGGTTTGCTGGACGATAGTTTGGTTGTTAAATTCAACACTCATTGAGTTAATCATATTCCAGTAACCATTTTTAAATCCCATCATGTTATGCGAATCAGCATAGTCTAAACCTTCCGTAGCAGTTGCTTCCACAACTAAAGGCATTAGAATGTAACCTTCGCTCCAATTCACATAACCACCAGCATTGGATAGTGGCGTAGAATCAATCACTACTTGCGACGAATAATTTTGTGCGTTGTTGTCGTTGACATACACCCATTTTTTTTCTGTAAATTCACTTTGGTCGGTTTCAGTTGTAATACTCTCTTCAAAAACCAAATTATCCATTATAGTATATCCATAGAAAAAAAATTAATACAAACTTAAAAATTCAACGAAATATATTTTTTAGGTTTTCCTTTTGAAGTATCTATTTGTAATCCATCAAATTTCTTAAATGCTTCGGTTGCTTTTTTCATTCTTGGAGCAACATCGTCTTTTACTTTTTCAGCATCCTTTCCTAAACCAGCAAGACCATCGCGAAACATGCGTTTAATACCACACCCTGCTTTTCCTTTTTTAATCATTATACCTCTTCCTCCTTTGCGTTTGGAATGATAACAACACGGCATATATATATATTAGATATTTTTATTTTTCGTTTCTGTGTATAAAGTCATCAACATATTAGGATCTCGTATGATAATTGTTCGATTTAATTGGTCTCTAAACTCCAAAACCAATTGAGTATATTGTCCGTCTTCCACATCCGCAAATTGTAAATAGTTTGGTTCAAATTTAAATAAACTACCAATGCTTGTTCCTAAAGGAGTAAATGAACTTAAAATATTAGATGGAATAACGGCTCTATTATTGACTAAACTACATGAAACCAATATGGAACTATACGGAGTTATTTGTGGAGCAACACTACTTAAAAAACTGGAAGTGGTTGAACCTACTTGCGTATCAGGATAAGACCCAATTTCATACCCTAGTACTTCAGCAAAACCTGATGTGTTGATATTGAATTGTGATAAAGTGGAAGTAGTAGGGACAGACCACGATGCGTCACTTGGTAATATATAACCATTTGAACTTTGAATATCATCGTCTAAAGGATACGAATTTATTTGAACGGCATATCTTGAAGTGTTGACCACAAACTCCAAAAAGTAAATGGATTGCCCCGCCGTATTCGTCATGTAATGTGTGTTGGCAATCATGATGGATTGGAAGTATGAATTCAAATCGCTAATTTCATAATATCCGTCAGGAATCGTGATTGAATATTCCACTCCGTCAAACCAAACATAACTAAAACTATTGTTACCATACTCGCTTGTAATATTGAAAATGCTAAAGAATTGATACACAGATTGGAGAGCAATCATATCATTCTTAAAATAATATCCACCGCTTGGAAAGTTATATACAAGTTTCGTGTTGTTTGAATTTTCCACTATATTAGAAGTATTTAATATAATTGTTTTTCCCATTATATTATATTGATAGAAATTATTTTTCAACAGCCGACAATTCTTTTAGTAAATCATAACCGTCTTGTTTTTGGATTTGCCCTTTTTCCATGAAGTGTAAAATCACAGAACGTAATTCTTTGATGAGTGTAGGTGCGTTGTTACCAGCAATGAACTGACCACGCAATACTTTGAACCGTTCTACTAAATCTTTTTTATCTTCGTCTATTGGTTTTAATTTAATGGTTTCCATGAGCCCACTTGCTTTTACGGCTTGGTTGAAGTGTTCTTTTTCTTCATTTACTAATTTGTCATACATTCTATCACTCAATACTCCTCGTTCCAACATATCCATAAGTAATTCACGATATTCAGGTGAAACCACTTTGACTTTGCCTACATTTTTAGATCTTGACGGGTATTTTATAGACAATTTAAAATCATCTCTTAAAGAAGGATAATGAATCAAATGTTTCCCAAAGGTTTTATAAGTATCTTGTGGAATCACAACATCAATACCCTTACCAATTTTTACTGGAGGTCGTCCTTTTTTTTTCACTTGAAAAGCAACACGAGGCATTGTGTTCAATTGTGCTTGTGCTTCTAATTCCTCATTATGTTTTTGCTGTCTCATACCAAACCCTCGTTTCATGACTTCAGGGAAATTTAACGCTGGAGCCATACTCCCCGCTACTAGGGTTCGACTAAATGCCGATAAATTAATCCTTTTATCCAATCCACTTGTGTCTTTTGCTATAACGTATTTTTCCAACAATTCAATTGCGGTTGCCAGAAGGGGTTCTTTACCTGTGGTTAATATGTTTAATTTAGCATCTTTTTGTGGAATACTTGTAAATAGTTTATTGAACTCTTGTCTAAAATCACCATTGTCTTTGTCGTCTAATAATCTTGTCAATCCCCCTACAAATTGTTTTCTTATTCTTTCACCGTTTAATTCTATTTGTCCTTCGTCGGTTTCATACGTAACCCCTTCTGTCATTATATATGATATTTCATATATGTCACGCTTTTTTAAAGACATAATTTCTTTCGTTAGTGATTCTTCTTCACTGGATAGTGCTAAAGATTCTTCGTCTTCTTCTAAAGATTCGTATTCTTCAGTTTCCTCTACCTCTGCCCTTGACCCTGCCCTTGGCTCTGCCATTCGCTCTTGTTTTCTATATTCTCCCACGCTGTTTGCTATGATGTCTTGAATAGAAGCGTTAGAACTCAATTTAGTTGATTCAACTTGTTTCAATCGTTGTTCCACATCACCTTTGCGTATGTCTTTGATTATAGATTCTTTTACCCTATCAAACTTTTGAGCATCAGGATTTACTTTGTCATTGATTCTTTCAATATCTCTTTCTACATTTTTAGAGGTTTCTAACTTACGAAGTTGTCCTAAAGAAGGCACACCTAATTTTTTGTAAAGTTTTAATATGCGTTTGGATAATTCGTCAATATCCATAGAAGTTAAAGAAACATTGGATTTCATGTCTTTTATAGTAGAATCCATTTGATACATAAGACCTTTCAAATATGTTAGGTTTTTCACATCTACACCTAATTCAATAGATTTATCCACTAAATCGCTAATTATATCTACATTGTATTCTACTTCTAAATCGTCAAAAGCATTACTCACTATATCACCTTCCACTCTTGTCAACGGGTTTGTATCTTCTGCTCTAATAATAAATTCACGAATGATGTCACCGACGAACTCGGGAGTCAATAAATTAGGATTGGTTTGATTCACAATACGATTACGGATTTGTGGAAACAAGGCATTGAAAATGATAAGACCATCTTCGTTTCTTACTTTGCGTATTTCGCTCATAACTTGGTTTATACCTCGCACGTCAAAGTCAAACAAACTCTGTAAATTGGTAATCGCTTCTTGCTCTTGTTTTGCGGTGTCTCCTCGTCGCTCAGCTCGTGACTTATATTGCGGAGGTACTTCAGGCGGATTGTATGGATTCTGATAATCTTTTACTTTTCGCTCTTTCATTGCTTCGTTTTGAATCATCAGTTTCAATACCTCTTTTTGGTTTTTTTTCTTTGCTCTTTCGTCTGCTACACTCGTAAAATTACCTACAAACATTATAATATAACCAAAGAAAAAAATATTATAATGTTATAGTTTCTTAATATAATTAATTTGGTAGAAACCAAGGTTTCCACACCATCCTTTTGAAATAGTAAAGGATTCTTAAAACCTTGGTTTTAATTTCTTTAAATCTCATTCAAATCATATACATCTAAAAAGTTAAACCTAAATCGGTCTTTGGGTTCGCTGTCTAAATCTACCAATAGAAAATCTTGCTTGTTGTTTTGTATTGAATGTTGATACAAATCTACCAATACATCTTTGGACACTCCTAAACTATACTCACGCATCATGCGAAACAAATCTTGTAATGTATTCAATCGTTTGATAATAACGTAATTTAAATTCATTCTTATCATTTTAGGCACGGCAAAATACGATTGAGACAAATACACCAAACTACAATTTAATTTTCTTGCTCGTATGAAATATTGTTCCAATTGCTTTTGGTTTTTTTCCAATACTAAATCGTCCATAACTATCAAAGTTTGTTCCTTCTTATCAAATTCATCTAAATTTGGGGCGGAATCTATGCCTTCTGTTATGGTTAAACCAGTGTCCAATTTGCTTTCAAGGTACTCGTATAAAGGTTCTTCCTTGTTCTTCGTGATAATATGAATATTGTTAAACGTTCCATTCATAATACGGATTAAATTCATTAAGGTCTGTGTTTTACCTGATCCTGAACCACCAATAATAAGCATTCTAAAAGGTAGGTTTAGTTTATGGTCTTTGAAATTCGGGTTATGAGTCTTCAGTAAGAATTTCTTTGGCATCACTTTATAATAATCTACCATTCCATTTTTACTCACGGCATCCTTTTTAGGAGGCATCTTATATTATATTAACATAATAATTTTCATCTTTTAAATATTATCTATTCTATTTTTCAGTTCTATTTCACCTGATTCAATAGAACTATCGCTACTAGGGTAATTGCCTTCGTTGATGGAATTGATAGTTTGGAAAAATTGTTGCTCTTTCTTCATAATGGAAATAAGATTTTTATGGGATTGAACCAAGAATTTCTTGCGTATGTCAGGGTATAGTGATACTTCCAATTTCTCTAAGGACTCATGATATTCCTTCATTAATGCTGGGGTTATATCTTCTTCGTTTCTTGCGTTGGTTAGCGTATGCGTTAATAGTGATTGACTTTGTAGTAGTATTTCCATTTGTGAAGGAAAGTTTTTAAATTTAATTAATGCGGATATACAAGCAATAATAGATGTCAACGCAATAGGTACTAAGTCCACGACGTTGCTGTTCCAACCCATACGTAGTTTTATGGATTCAAACATACCAGTCATTAAAGAAGTCACAATAACACACTTGTTCCAGTTATCGCTTTCTATTTTAAGATTTTCATGTGCTAAACTTAAAGCATCTCTTCTGCTTCGTAGGTCGTTGATGATCATTTGGATTGAGTGTTTTTCCATATATTATATCATCATATTGTTTTATCAACTGGAAAAGGTAATGTTTCTACTTGAATGATAGTTGAGGTTGCCTCTTCTTCATTTGCTCCCATACAATAAACTTTATTGAGACATTGAACTTCATTTCCATCTAAATCTGTTAATTTATTCTTGATAAAATCAAATTTTAAATTTGCTACATCAACACTATCATCTACCACGAAGTAAAAGTAATTACAAGGAATGTCTGCTTTCAAATACTTCATATATTATATGAATATATTTTTTTTTCCTAAAATTGTTCTATTTTTTAATTTATACCAACATATTCAAAAGTAAAAATAGAAGCATTCCTCACTTTCAATCCATTCATAGATGAACCAAAAGTACTATCTCCTTCTTTATTACAATCAAGTGCTAATCTGTACACTTGGCCGTTCATCGCACCCACCAGCGTTCTAACCATAAGGGTGGAATAACGACTTATTTCTGTTGCTCCTTCTGTGGTGGTGTAAAATCGTCCGTATCCAGCATAATTATTATTGTCTAAATATGGGGTTAATCTCCAATTCACTCTTCCATCGTAAGTATCACTTTCTACACTCAACACAAGGGTCACGATAAATAAATGTACGCCACTTCTTGTAAGATTTTGGAAAGTGAAAAGACCGCTACTATAACTTACATAATTTCCTGATAAAAAAGTAGAAACTATTTGTAAATTATGGAAAGTTAAACCATCTAAATCTTTTTCCGCATTATTGATAAACATCTTTTTGTTTGCGGTTAATAATCTTCCATTCATTTCACAATCTATTGTGGTACTTTCTGTGGTTATTCTATCTACGATTAAATGTGTAGTTTCATCTATTGTATCTTGCTTCGTGCCTATTTCATCAATAATATTGGTTGAACCAACTACTAAATCACCTGAAATGGTTACATTTCCACCAATTGTCCCACCTGTATCGTCGTATTTATTATCAAGTGCGGTCTGTAATCCGTCAGTTTTTGCTATGGTTAAACCATTATCTTGTATGGTTGGTTCTTTTCCTTGAATAGCATCTTCCACATCTCCAATGGTTGGAAGCGTTAATGAATTAAAATTCCATGTCCCATCTTCATCTATACTATTAAATTCACTATCAAAAGTATTAAACATTGTAGGAGGTCTTCCTTTTAATGTGCTTGTATAAACGGTATCACTACCAACAACGACAAATATACCTAATTCGTCACTCCAACAAACACCTTGTAAGACACCACTCATAACATCATCATTCTCAACCCAGTTGATTCCATCATTTGAATACATCATATATCCATATGTTCCTACCGCTACAAATATACCAATATCACTCCAAACAATTCCACTATACCTAAATGACACCGAAATTTCAGTCCAATTTAAACCATCAGGAGATGTAATTATAGAACTTCTTGAATTACTAACCGCAACAAATAACCCAAGTTTAGGAGACCACGCAATACTTCTCCAAATCCCGACAACTGTATCAATACTTGTCCAATCAATACCATTTGATGAGATAGCTAACTCATTCTGATAACCTACAATAAATACTGCTAATTCTTTAGACCAACACATTGAATAACCTCGAATTACATTAGGTGATGTTCTACTCGTCCAATTTAAACCATCAGGTGATGTTATCAAATCTCCGTCGAAGGAAACAACCGCAAATAATCCTAATTCAGGAGACCAAGCTATCGCTTGTAAAGATTCTGTAGTAGGCACACTCTGTCCAGTCCAAGTTACCCCATCGCTTGAAGTGCGTAGATATGGTGAAGTTCTTGATACAACAACAAATAAACTTAATTCTTCTGACCACACAATATCGTTTAAAAAGTTAGGACTACTACTTACATAATCCCAATCAAAACCATTTGCGGAAGACATCATCGTATCACTGAATGTATTTTCGCTTATCGCAATAAACAAATTTAATTCTGGAGCATATACAACTCTATACCATAAACCTGATGATGATGTTCTTTCTGTCCAACTTGAAACCGCTTTAAGACCAAAAGAATCAGGATTGTAAGGAATATATTTTTGATTTAGAGTTGTCAAAACTGTTTGTAGTCCATCCGTTTTAGCAATAGTTAAATCACCATCATCTATCGTATCTTGTTTTGTTCCTATTTCAGTAATTACATTCGTTGTTCCAACTACTAAATCACCTGAAATGGTTACACTTCCCGATATAGTTCCGCCTGTATCGTCATATTTATTATCTAATGCTGTTTGTAATCCGTCAGTTTTTGCTATGGTTAAATCACCATCATCTATCGTATCTTGCTTCGTGCCAATTTCAGTAATTACATTCGTTGTTCCAATTACTAAATCACCTGAAATGGTTACATTTCCACCAATTGTCCCACCCGTGTCGTCATATTTATTATTCAATGCTGTTTGTAGTCCATCCGTTTTAGCAATAGTTAAATCACCATCATCTATCGTATCTTGTTTTGTTCCTATTTCAGTAATTACATTCGTTGTTCCAATCACTAAATCACCTGAAATGGTTACATTTCCACCAATTGTCCCACCCGTATCGTCATATTTATTATCTAATGCTGTTTGTAATCCGTCAGTTTTTGCTATGGTTAAATCTCCGTCATTTATTTCATCTTGTTTTGTTCCTATTTCATCAATGATATTCGTTGAACCAACTACTAAATCACCATTAATAGTTACATTTCCATCAATTGTACCGCCTGTATCGTCATATTTATTATCTAATGCTGTTTGTAATCCATCTGTTTTTGCTATGGTTAAATCTCCGTCATTTATTTCATCTTGTTTTGTTCCTATTTCAGTAATTACATTGGTTGTTCCAATTACTAAATCACCATTAATAGTTACATCTCCACCAATTGTCCCACCCGTATCGTCATATTTATTATCTAATGCTGTTTGTAATCCATCTGTTTTTGCTATGGTTAAATCACCATCATCTATCGTATCTTGTTTTGTTCCTATTTCAGTAATTACATTGGTTGTTCCAATTACTAAATCACCATTAATAGTTACATCTCCACCAATTGTCCCACCTGTATCGTCATATTTATTATCTAATGCTGTTTGTAATCCATCTGTTTTTGCTATGGTTAAATCTCCGTCATTTATTTCATCTTGTTTCGTGCCAATTTCAGTAATTACATTCGTTGTTCCAATTACTAAATCACCATTAATAGTTACATCTCCACCAATTGTCCCACCCGTATCGTCATATTTATTATCTAATGCTGTTTGTAATCCATCTGTTTTTGCTATGGTTAAATCACCATCATCTATCGTATCTTGTTTTGTTCCTATTTCAGTAATTACATTGGTTGTTCCAATTACTAAATCACCATTAATAGTTACATCTCCACCAATTGTCCCACCTGTATCGTCATATTTATTATCTAATGCTGTTTGTAATCCATCTGTTTTTGCTATGGTTAAATCTCCGTCATTTATTTCATCTTGTTTCGTGCCAATTTCAGTAATTACATTCGTTGTTCCAATTACTAAATCACCATTAATAGTTACATCTCCACCAATTGTCCCACCCGTATCGTCATATTTATTATCTAATGCTGTTTGTAGTCCGTCAGTTTTTGCTATGGTTAAACCATTATCTTGTATCGTATCTTGCTTCGTGCCAATTTCTGTTAAAAGATTTGTCGTGCCTACTAAAAATGAAGTTCCTTCTATGGTTTCACCTGTTATATCACCTGTGGTTATTATTTCACCTTGTTGTGTAACGTCTCCTAAAATATTGGTTCCTACTAATGTCATATTGCCTTGAGCAACTGGAAATTGTAAATAGTTCGCATCTAAATAATCTGTTGTTATTTGACCTCCTGCCCCTAACCCTCCATAATTGGATGGATTGAATATACCTTGTGTTTTACTTGGAGGATTGTAAATACTCATATATAATAGGGCGATATAAAAAAATATAGAACCATTATATATGGAAAAAATATGTGAAGTCAGTAATCCTGAAGTCGTGTTAAAACAATTGAAGAAATATTATGGAGATGATGTTGATTTGTATTTATCTACTTCTAAAAACAAGAAATACATGGTATTCAATGAACAAGGTAAAAAAATCCATTTTGGAAGTATCATTCACGAGGATTATACAAAGCATAAAGATAAAAAACGAAGATTGAATTATCTAAAACGAGCAAGTAATATAAAAGGAAATTGGAGACAAAATCAATTTAGTCCTAACATGTTGAGTATTATTTTATTGTGGGACGGATATGATTATTTACACTAGAACATAGGTTTCGCTTCTTGGATGAATTTATTTTCTTTGCGTTCGTTGAAACTCCTTACTATCATGCCACCCCTTTTTGCGTGTCGTAATCCAAATCCGTATTTTCCATCACCATATATTTTATTACCTTCTAATATGTCAGGAGAGTGTTGAGCAAGAGGGTTCAAACTCACTCCGTCAATAGTGTAGTTGCTTTTTTGTAATGGAAAAAAAGATACTGGGTCAAATCTACTTCTAATGTCATATTGATTTTTATTGCGTCGTCTAAATAAAAAATCTTGAGGACGAGTCGCTTTATTAAGAGTGATCCGCTCCCTTGCTTTAGAAGGGACAATTTCGGCTAACAAACCGCCTTGACTGTGACCGATCAGCGTAATGTCTTCAGGATTATATTGTTTTTCTAATTGAGCAACTCGTTCTTTTGCTCGTTTGTATCTAGGAGTCGTTTTATATGCCAACTCTCCGCCTAAACCATAGACCGCATTGTTCTGCCAGTCAACAAGTGTTCCTTCTGTTCCACGAAGGGCAACGACTACTTGACCACTTGGATGTTTGAATCCAGTGACTTCGGGCGTATCCATTATTTTATTCCAACCTTCCACTTCACTTCTGTCGTAAGTTGATTTTATCATGCTCTTCAAGGTATTCGCTTTAAGACCACTTCCTTTGATTTTCCTCATTATATAATAGGTTTATATTATAATACTGTATAGGATGAATGACCGAGACAAAATAATGTATTACAAGAATAAGTATAACATAACTAACTTTACCACATACGAAGATTTAAGACGGTCTATATATGAGTATGAAATGAAACATTTTGTGGATTTAGTGTATAAAGGCAAAGATAAGAACACGCATGAATTTGGAATGTATTTAGTGTCTCTTTAAATCTGATAAAGTCATAGCAACACCGCTACTGATGTTATACTCTATTACAGTTGTAAATGTCTTGTCTACATATAAAGGTAAAGTCCCTTGACTAATATTTACTGGTAAAGTCAATTTAAACTGCGTTTTACAATATCCAACTCTGTCGCATTCTAAATCTGTTATTTCTACATCATAAGTTTCTTCATCATCGCCTTCATCAATCATAATCTTAATAATCTTATAAGGTACATCGTCAAGTAAATCTAAATACTTGATGGTTGAGAGTTGTAGGATATTGGTATAAGGCATACTCTTACTTATATATAAAAAAAATTTCAATTTTTGTTTCAATTTTTTATTTCATCCAATCTATGGGATAGAGACCCACCATATTTTTTAAACCTAGCATAGTTGGTGAATAGAATGTAAATTAAATGTTATATATTATTTTTACAGAAAAGGTTTTATTTTTTCTTCTACATAATCCGCTTGATTATTATAATATTCTGTATCCGTAATGGTAAGTTCTTCATTATTGATCGCGTCCGCAAGTTTCGTAAAACTAACAAAATCTTTTATTACGTCTTTCATATCATTCTTTGGAATTTTATATTTATTCATGAATTGTTTTATATTATCAAAATATTCTATATTGTCTGTACTATATACCTCATAAGATGGTTCTAGTATGAATTTTTCATCTACTTCTACAACCACATGACCCCTATAAATTATAGTTCTATCATCGTTTAGTGAGATACCAATCACCGCCTTTACTTTTATATTATTCAATGGATAATTCGCTTTTAAATTATCATAAAAATATTGACAATTTGTCACACATTGTTTTTTTATATTGTGCTTTTTTTGGTATTCCCTCATAAGTAGGACAATATTTGCTAATATTATTTGCTTTTTGTTTCCCATATAGAGTAATATATAGGTTGTCTTTAAGCTATCTTACTTATATATTTGCGGACTTTGTCGTAAAGAAGTGTGTGTAGGTTTTTTATTATTATTATTATTATTATTATTATTATTTTTTACAGGGAAGGAATATAGAATATATTCTAAAGAGAAAGAAAGGAAAGGTGGGAAATGTAAGAAATGTAAGAAATCCTGCCCCAAATATGATAAAAGGTCTACATGAGGAGGTCTAGTAAATAGTTTGTCAAATCACGGGCAAGATTTCTTACATTTCTTACATTTCTAACACCTTATGGTTGGTAGCCTACTTCCTCGCCGTCAGACTCATCGCCCTTCAATTTAAGCCCGTGTATGCGTTCGCAATCTACAACTTTCACACCAACTCTGATTAGGTTGTTGCGGAAATGTTTCTTCAAGACAATATGGTTGCTAATCAAATCGCTGAACGCTTTCTTGTTGAGGTTTCTCTTCTCTAATTTAGTAAGGTTAGAATATAGGTCGCTTGCCTTGTATAAGTCAAACACATCTTTCAACTTCACGAATTCGGTATTGTCTGTTTCTTCATAATTTTCCATCATCCATCCATACATCTCATCACTACCCAAAACGTATTGCTTGGATAGGTTTCTAATACGCTCAGGTACATACAATGTCTTTTCAGCATTTTCCAAAATATAGTGAAAGAACGCACTTGAATGTTCTATTTGCCATGTCTCGGTCTTATAATCTAAATTGCCTTGGTAGATGCCCTTACTTTCATCTACATCGTCAGGATTAGACACGAACGTGCTCTCAAAAGGAATATCCACGATACGCTCCAGCACACTGGTATCCATCCGTCCACTCAACAATAGTTTCTTATTTAATTCAATTATCAAAACCATACACAGCAAAGTTGTAGTAACTCCACAGTATAAACCACGAGCAGCAATTTCAGAACAACCAGTCAATTCTTTCGCAAAACCAGTTTGAATTTTACAACCATCTTCAGGTTCGCTACTGACTACCATTCTCTTTTTATGAAGGTTCGCTAGTTCAGGATTAGCACCAGTTTTCTTCACTTCTTTGGTTAAAACTTCAATGGACATTTTGTAAGCGTATTGTCCTAACAATTTGAAAGCAAGTTCGTTCAATAGTCCTTTACCATTTCTACCTTGACCATTCGCAATAAATAATTTTTCAGGGTGTTCTCCCGATAGACACAATCTGAGTACACTAAGATAACACTTACCTACTTCAGGATCAGGAAATATGCTATTAAATACTTTTGCTACTACATCTAATTGATCATCAGTAGGTTTAACATAATCACGACCAGTATTTTGTGTGATGTAATCTTCTTTTTTGATGTCATAGGGCAGTCCTGTCTTCAAGTCAAACGCTTTATTCTTGAACGCAAATATATATGGTTTGTTATCAAATATATCTTCTGTATCACAATGTTCGCTATACATTTTATCCATTACAAAACTACAAACATTACTGAGTTTATTTTTCTTACATACTTCTTTCAGGTGATTAAGTGTAGTCGCATATTGTTTCATATCATCTTTTAAATTACCCAATTGTTTCTCAAAATGTTCTCTGATAGTATCACCAATCATTGTTCGTAAAATATGCGGTTCTTTCTTATCTATAATTCTCCACTGGTTACGATAGTATAGGTACATAGTGCTATTAGATACAATACAACAATCCCCAGCTAGTTCCCAAAATAATTCCGAAAAATCTCTATCGGTTGGTTCTGTTGAAAATGGTTTAGCAGTCATCTTATAATATAGGTCATTATTCGATAATTTAGCATAATGCCGTAATGTGCCTTCACTTGCCGTGATATTTTCAATAGAGTAACTATTCCACAACGCAATAAAACCATCTTCTGTAAATCGGTCGCTTTTCATAGACGTTTGTCTTGCTTGTTCTTCTGTGAAACCACATTTTTTCATAGCACATATAATTTTTATCCAAGCATCCCTATCATCCAAATAGGAAATAGCAATGATATTTACGATTGATTGAAGAAGACTTACATCTTCGGTAGGTGCGGTAGTGTTGGTGGTTGTTTTTTTTTCTTCTTGTAACTTGTCCATCTGAAAACATTTCTTAAAACTTTCTGAATCAAAATAAGAAGGATCATCGTGTTCGCCCTTGAACCATTCTTTACCAACTCGTTCAAATACTTTTTCACCTAAATAATCCATCAATGTTAAATCGGAACAATTGATGACATTCTTTTTCAATCTTTCATTTTTGTTTTGTGGTAACTCCATCCAAATATGGAACCCTTTTGTATTGCCTTTTGTATAAATGCTCTTTTCCATTTTGGTGGCTTCATAGAATTGTTCTAATGTATAA